CTAGAATATCGATCATCACTTGATACTGATAGTTCAGATTGTACTGAAGTATACAATCTTAACGATCGTCTTGTTATGGTTATTCAAGAAGATGGTACTGCTGGTGAATTGCAAGTAGAACATTCAGTAAACAAGCGTGATACTGGTTGGCTACAGACAGGCAAGATTCGTTATGGAACTATTGAACCAAAGTTTTTTAGGTACATAAACGTGCAGTGCACCACTGGTCAGGGTGATAATATTACTGTTTACACTATTGACAAGAACGGTCAGGAGTTACCTCTTGCGGTACTTAGCGAAGGTCTAAGCAATCAAGATGTATTCGTAACTACTGCGTCAGCAAAGCAAGAGTTCATGTCATTTAAGTTTGAGTTCAACAATGAAACAGATGATCAAGAGTTACCTGTGCTAGAGGCTTATCAGATTAAAGCAGTACCGGCTACTCGTCGTCAGCGTATCTACCAGTATCCATTGTCATGTTACGACAGTGAGATGGATAGATTCAGTTCTATCTTTGGATACGAGGGTCGCGCAATGGAGTTCATTCAGCGCATTGAATCTATTGAAGAGACCGGTAAGTTTGTTGGCGTAACAGACTATCGTACTGGTGAACAGTATCAAGGAATTATTGAAGAGGTTCGTTTCACTAACGAATCTTCCCCGGATAAAAACAACAGTGGCTTTGGTGGCTTACTGTTGGTAACAGTTAGGAAAATGTAAATGAGTAAGAAGCAAGTTAAAGATATATCAGGTCGCATGGTGGCTGTAGTTATTGCATCCGTTATGGGTACTCTTGGTGCTGGTGCACTATTGGGTATTGACACTTGGAAGTCTGCTGCATTAGCAGCGATCATGGGTGTTGCAGTTGTATCTGAATCTCTAGCCCGTGGATACCTTGGTGATGGCAAACTTGATGACAAAGAAATCAATGACTCATTTGCTAAGGCAAACGAAAAGAAATCCAAGTAGTAGTTGAAAAGAAAACTACGCTTAGGAATTATTTCTTTTATCGTAGGTTCGTTAATGCTGGTAGCACCAGCAGATGCGAACGTGGTGTGTAATACCTATACATACCGGGGTGATGATGACTCTGCATTTGCAGCCAATCTACCGTTCACTCTTTCGCTAGGTAGCACAGAGTATAGCAATGTATTTGTGTCAACCAATGGTACGTTAACCTTCGGTCAACCTGATGGAACGTACTGGGACTACCCACAAACTCCATCAGTATCTGTTGCAGGTTATGACTGGGTTAGTTTTGGTGAGGGTGCATACCTATCATTTGGTTCTACCGAGAATACGTTTTGTGCCGAGTGGTCTGTAAGACCATTCCCACAATCAACAGGTGAACTAACACAGATTAGATTAGTTATTAATCGTAGTGATGATAGTGGTTGGCACGGTGAAGTGATCACATTTGGGTGGACACCAGCCAACTTGAGGCGTGGCATTAGGTTTGAACAGGGTCAACCTGTTGTACCTATAGAAGCAGCGTTTGATGTTAATGGTGGTGTGCCTATAGAAGTACCACCTGCACCAGTACCTACTTCATTTACTGATCCGCCTGTTGTACCAACGCCAGAACCTACGCAGACTGTAGAACCTGAGCCAATCCCAAGTGTTGTACCAACTCTGAACCCAGAGCCAACGCCAATACCTGAGCCTACTCAAAGTGAATCACCATCTCCAGAACCTACACCAATAGTAACACCTAGTGTGTTACCCACTCCGGAACCAAGTGAAACACCTGAAGTTGTTATCCCTGTTCCTTCCCCCACTCCTACGATAAGTCCAACCCCTGAAATAGTCCCAGAAGAAACCCCAGAACCAGAGCCTACAATAGCGATTGCTGCCCCTGTAAGCCCCGTAGAAGAGTTTTTAGCCCAGGTTGAAATAGAACTACCAACTTACATAGAAAACATTCCCGGTGCAGTACAGATTGCAGCCGCTGCTGAGGCAATTATGGCTATCGGAAGTGACATGACACCTGAACAGAGAGAAGAATCTCAGGGTGTCGTAGTGGCTGCAGTTATCGTAGGTCAACTAGCCCAAGTCAGGAGACTAAAGTAATTGTTTAACAGGCTAAAGAAATACTTGAAAGAAATTACGGCTGAGACATACACCTTAGTCGGACTTGGCATCGCCTACTTTACGTTAGATGGCGGAGCAAAGAAGGTTACGGGAGTACTAATCATAGTTGGTTTTATTCTGTGGCTCATAACTATACCCCTAAGAGAAGAGGATGAAGACTAATGGCTTCACCAATGCAAGATCCAAAGTATAAGGTAACAACTCCCTTCGGAGTTAAGGGACGCATGTGGTCCTCAGGAAAGCACGAAGGAGTAGACTACGCTGCACCAGTAGGTGCTGTTGTTGTTGCACCTTGTGATGGTAAGGTAGTTAAGGTTGGACAGTGCTGGGGTGCTGCCTTTGGGCAATACTCAGTTCTTCTAAAGGTTGATGCCGGACATCTTCTTTTTGCTCACCTATCTTCTTACAAGGTAAAGGTTGGACAGTCACTTAAGACTGGAGACTTTATCGGTAAGGTAGGTAAAGAAGGAAATGTTACTGGTCCACACCTACACATGGAACTACAAAAAGGACCAGGCTGGAAAAAGGGTGGCGGTCTAGACCCTAAGGCTATCATCGGCGGAGCCGAGAAACCAGCAACACCAGGAGCCTAATTGCTCCGCAAGATAGTAGCGATATCTCTAAGCACTGCTCTTGTTCTTACACTGTCTTCATCACAGGCTGATGCAGGTGCAAGTAAGTTAAAGAAAGACGAGAGCACGGTATCGCTACGCACCAACAAGTGGACTGATGTTCCATTTAGTGGTGGAAATTCTTTCACATTAAATGGTGAGAGAACCCTGTGGGTTTCACAGTTACACGTACAGTGTGAGAAGAAACCACGTTACGTTAAGATGCGACTGGCTCGTCACTTACCTAATGGTAAGTTAGATACTACCGGTACCACAACCTATGCATACCCAAAAGGTATAAAGGTGTGGCAAGGTACTTTGCTCTGGGAGACCAGAAGCAAGCATCCTATGACAGTCCAGTACAAAATCATGGGTGGCAGTGGATGTACATCATCTAATCGCCAGTTCAAATGGTGGCAACCAGGAGAACCTATCCCTGACGTACCAACAACTGAATAAAAGAATTCCCCCCAGAGAGATTTCCTCGTCTCTTTGGGGGGATCTTTTTTATTTGTGCTGACAGTAACAGTCAGGATAACTACACTTAGCATGAAGCATTTGAGATATAGACTTGCTTCCTACTTTGCTTGCATCACCTGCGTTTTGACAGTTCTTACAGATCATAGTTCTTTGTCCTGACGTTCCGGTCAAAGGAATTGATGTCACGTTCTAACTTAAGTTCTTCTTTAAGTTTACTTACCTTGCGATAAGCAGTGTTTAGTTCAGAGTTAAGAAGAGAACTCTTCCACTGCTCCATCGTAATCATCGCTCTTAGGTGCCGGTTCTCCTGCTTTAGTTTCCGCTTCGTTACCATCTGATTCATCCTCATCTTTGAATGGTGGAAATCCACCAAGGTGTCTTACCATTTTGTTTAGTGCTCGGTTAGCCTGCATCGCTGCTGCTTTTGATGAAGGCTTTTCTGGTAATGCTTGTTCATGTAGGTCCTGTGAGGTTACTTCCTCACCGTAGAACAAGAACACAAGGTTCTGTTCCTTTTCATCTAACATACCAAAGGCTCTACGAATGTCAGCAACGTGTGCCATCCAGTCGTCAGACTGTTCAAGAGACTTGGTTGACCTTCCGGTAGTGGACAATGCGTTCTCTACCTTCTGCCAATTGTCGGATAAGATAGCAGGGATCATAGCCTTGACAAACTCCTTGCGGTACCAGAACACATCCTCTATGCTGTAGCCTTCTTTGTGTGCCTTTTCTCTGACGCACATATCGTAGGCAGCATTACGCAATGATCTAGCAAACAGTTTATCTGAATCCTTGACATCTTCTTTTAACCACTCTTTAGTTTTTACTGGATGTTCAATGAACCATAGCCACAGGTGTTGCTCTAGGTCTTGTCTCTCGACCATCGGATACTTGCGACAATACTCGGATGCAATTTGAACAACCATACTTCTATAAGTTTCGATAACTTCATAGTTTAGTTTACCATTCATACAATTCACCCTCAACAACAAAGGATCTGCCGTTGATCGGGACAACTACTGGAGTAACATTGCCTCTACGAATGTAGAGCATAGTGAATGCTTGTTGCCAGTTAGCCGAACCTGTGTTCAGGTAAGACGCTTGGCTAAGATCCATAAGGTGTCCGACTTCAACTCCGTAGAGACGGTTGTGAATCTTCCCGTTGTATCCTTGGTGTTCGTGTTGAATACCCGCTCGATGTGTATGCCCACAGACAACCGAAGCCCCAATCTTGCGAGCCAAAGATAAAGCCGTGCCACCTGCTTGACGTGAGATGTTGCCTTCATCTCCATGCGCCAGTACCCATCCTGGAGTAAACTGCCAGATACTATCGTGATAGGTAATTTCGTTCTCACGATAATTGAGTAACTTGGAGTACTCCAGGTCCCGCAAACTGGCGAGTGCTGGTGCGTACTTCTTAACATAGTGTTCGACCCGATCACCGTGGTTGCTCCTCATTGTATGGAATGGCTTGTCTCCAAGTTGTTCCTTGAATTCAAGCATAATCTTTGCAGTCTTATCAAGGTTCTTCTGAAGAGTACCTGCGTACTCACCAGCCGTACCCTTGTTCCAACGTGATGGTTCCGGACTATCAGACTCATCACCTACACAGTACAGTTCGTCAGGTTCGTACTCACCAACAAAGTTCTGTAATGCCCGTACCGCACGTGGATCGTGGTATGGGATTTGCATATCAGGTATTACAATAACGCGTTTCACTTCTTTGTATCCTTACTACTCTCCCATGAACCATCGAGAACCATAATTCCAATTAGTCCATAGTTGCTAATGTCTATGAATGTATCCCGTAACGATTCATAGTTTGCATCCCTACCAGTTTCCATAAGGTTTGCTAGTCTTGCTACCTTGTCGTGCAGACGTACAGCCAGACCATTGATTGCACCACCGGGTGCACGTGAAATGTTTTCTGAACCGTAGTCTTCGTGCTTCTTGATTAGTATCTCTACCGCCTCGTCAGAGGCAGACATAACATCTAGATAGAATGCATCTTGACTAGTGATTAGTTCTTTACTGGTGGGACGACTACCGTAAGGGTCACTTCCCCACGTATCACCCTTGCTTCGATTACTTTCATACCCAAATTGGTCACCAGCCTTACGGCTGTAGTCACCGTACTCTCCAAATCCGTAGGTGTCAAACCATTCATCCTTCATCTTACTCATACTGCTACCTTCTCCCTAAAGAATTGGTGTCCGTGTTTAATGTACATACTGTTAACATCTTCGCCATCGTTCATTGGTATTACAATTGTTCCTTGGTTTTCCTTCGCAATCTTCTTCGCAAAATCCGAACCAGGCTGATCGCCGTCAGCAAATACATAGATAGTCTGGAAGTCTTGGAGTAATAACGAGTAGTGTCTTTTCCACGAGTTAGCCCCAGGAACGCCAATTGCCGGGATACCACACTTCTGGTGTAATGTGATCGTGTCGATCTCTCCTTCGCATACCGCAATGAAATCACCTGCCTGTTGAATTGCTTGTACGTTGTATAGTCTTGTCTCTACCCCTGGCATACCCATATACTTTGGTTCACTACCGTCAATAGCACGGAACCGTATGTCTACTACACCGGTCTCTGTGATGTATGGTATTGCTAGTCTGCCAGCGAATTGCTCATGCCCTAGAAGAGGCTCCTCTACGTACCCTAGGCGGGCTGTATGCGCGTCTTGTAAGGTTATGCCCCTCGTTGCGAGATACGCTTCTGCTCTTTGCACCGCTTGCCCGTAGTGTAGTGCTGCTCTGTCCAGTAATTCCTTCTGCGATCTTGATTGCTTCACGAAATCCTACTCCTTCTTGCTCCATAATTATGCTATACGTATCACCTTTTACCCCACATCCGAAGCAGTTAAACGCATTTTCCTCAACATTTACTGTTGCTGATGCGTGACCGTCATCGTGGAATGGGCAACGTAACTTAACCCAACCGTACTGTTCTCTAACTGTCGCACCATAGTGCTCCAGTATTGGCTGTATACTGTGCTTCTCCACTAGTACCCTGCCTCATCAAGTAACTTATACCAAACCTCTACTGGCATAGTGGCGTACCACTTGCCAACATCTGTTGTACCCTTCTTCTTGTGGATCACAACACCGGTATCAGCCTTGTCGTTTAACATCTCAACTTCTAATTCACTTAGCCATTGAGATAGTTCCATACGTGCGTGGTTCTTTATCTCAAGGACAACACCAGGTATTCCAGCGATGTCACCGCGATCGTTGCTTCCATTAAGTGATCGTCTTTCAACGTGCTTCCTACCTTTTCCTACTAGCCAGTTAACTACAGCGGTTTCTGCAGCAGTACCTTTCTGCTTGCTCTTACTCACCACTTACCCCCTAGTATTTTAACTGTTCGACAAGGATACATGTCGTCACATTCCTGACATAAGATTGTTTTCTCTTCCTCATCGCCATCATAATCTTCACCAAGTTCATACTCCCAAAGATTGTAAGGCAGATGCAATCTAATTGTATCATCTATCTTACGCTGCAATACCCTTACCCTGAACACTAGTAGTCACCTCGGTCTATGTAAAGTATCAACGCAAGTAATGCTGTCAACACTATTCCTATTACCCAATCCATCATCTCGCCTCCTCAAGGTCAGCAAGATACATATACTCTGGATTGAACTGTAACCACACAGGCGTATTGCCTGATGGATCAGCCTTTCCGTACCGGTTCTTGACAGATGCTACAGCCATCAACCCTTGGTGTTGTCCGAGAGTTAAGATGAGTGCAGGGATCTGGTTAACCATACCTTGAATAGCATCACGTGACGGACAAGGATCAGCACCATAAGATTCCTTAGTGTGGTGCAGTACAATCACAGCAGAGTTATTCTTACGTGCTATGTACTTGAGTTCCTGAATCACAGATTGCATACCCACGTGACCATCACTACCGCCATTGTAAACATCCATTAAGTTATCTACAATGATTAACGCAGGTGGTTCACCTAACAGTTCCTCGATAGCACTAACCTCATCAGTTATGTCACCTAACCCAGGGTTAGAATCGAATGACCAGTAGATGTGCTTAGCCCTTGTCAATGCCTGACGTGCTACGTCCGGACTCTCACCAATAACTTGCTCAGCCTCACGCTGAGATACTCCCTCGATCATTGAGTACAAACGCATAGCCATAGTGTGAGCATTGGTATCAGCAGAGATGTATAGCGTTGGTTCACGCATACGTAGTGCTAGTGCTAGAGCAAGGGTTGACTTACCAGCCCCAGGTTGTGCAGCAATTACTGATACTTCTGAACGTCTAAAGACTACTTGATTATTTTCAAATGCACGAAAGACCGGTAGCATTGGTTCTCCACCAATGTCCTTACGTCCTACGGACCTACCTAATGTCTTCATTTTCCTCCTTCAAGAATGTGTAGGCAGTTTAATGTCTTTGCCCAGGACATCTGGTTGGTTAGATCGTATTCCATTCTGGGTCTTTCTTAGTTACCCATTGTGGAGTACATTGATCTGGCGTACCCTTAGGTGTTGGACAGAAGTAACCCTTCCATTCACCCTTAGCACCGCTACCCTTACGTGTAACCATAGTACCGTGTGAACAGGAACGAGTCCCTGCTACTAGTGATGTTGCTGCTACAGCCTGTGCCGGTGGTGGTACTGGTGCAAACGTAGTCTCTTCTACTACTGTCCCACCTAACGAAGCAACCACTGTATCGACTGCGCTGTGACTGGGTGGCACTGGCTGTGCACCAGTTAACACCTGCTCTAGCGTAGCAATAGCATCCGCAGCACCCTCTGCTACAAGAGCATTGATGTTACTGATTAGTTCCTCGGCACTATCACCACGTGCTGTGACAATCGTACCCTTGGTAGTCTTAACATTGACTACATAGTTTTTCTCTGTCATTACTTGCCTTCCTTGTTCCATTCGCAATCTTTCTTAAATCCACACATCTTGCAATGACTGTAGTTAGGGATGAACAGTGCTTCTTTCCTTGCTCTGTCGAAGTCACCAACTATTTTCTCAACCATCTCTGTCTTGTAAAAGTCTAACTCAACCAAAGGTGAAGTTACATTCTTACGTGCCATCCAGTACGCACCGTATTGCGGTCGCACACCAAATGTTTTCTCCATTCCCACAGCATACAATGCTAACTGTAGATCTGATGATGGTGTATACATACCCGTTTTCAGGTCAACTATAACCAACTCACCATCAGGAGTTACCATTACTCGGTCGATACCCATCTGTACCGGTACTCCACCCATATCTACCATCATAGATATTTCAATGGCAGGCTTGCCATCAGGTGTAGTCCATACACTCCAGCCTAGTTCACCTGTCCGGAACTTGACCCAAGAGTCCAGCATATTTCTACCCTCCGAGAACCACCAGTTGGCATCTTCACCCTCTGGGTTAGCCTTGGAGGTACGTCCTGCCTTCCTCCACAATGCCTCTTCCTGCCCCGTAGAAGCACCGTGAGCAATTTTTACCCTATCCCACGTATCTTTCCACACCTCGTCCAGAAAATCTGGTTGTAGAGATTTAATCATTTGCCTACCTCCTCGTAGAATGCCTTGTCAAAGGCTTCGGTAGCCTCGTGAACAGATGATCCACCGACCAACCACCACGAACCATCCTCCGGTATCTGAACCATTCTGGATAGGTAGTACTTCCACCCACAATCTAACCAAGTGGTTAGTTGTGAGTATGATACGTGACTAGGTAAGTCATACCCATTTATCTTTACAGACACTATGTGTCCTTCCTGTTGTTGTTTTTTCTAAAACTATAGGAGGAGGCAGGGATGTTGAAAGGAGTAAAGACCATCCCCACCTCCTCAGCGGAGGAGTAACTTGCTCAAGGTTACTTATATATTTAATTATAATTATAATCATATATTATTATATATATAATTATATATATAAATAGTCCCATAATTTATAACTACTTATACCCAAGTTATCGTAAGTCAAACATATCAATTTGTTCATCCTTCGGAAAAATATCCGTGGGAACTAGAACCTTGAAGATCTTCCCTGTATCTCCCGTACCTAGCCCACGGACATTTCCCCTACCTTCGATATCCTTACGAGCCATTGCTTCTGACTCATAAGGACCGAAGAGAAACTGACCGACACCGTTATAGTTCATACCTAAAACGTACACGTCTCGTTCCCGGCGAGCGTTGTCGATTAGTTTCCATACGTCCTCTGCAAGATCATCAACGGACTCGGCTGGTTGTTCCAGTAATTTTATGAGTGCATCCATTTCTTTCTTGCGTTGACGCATTGTTACCTCCTTGTTACTAGAGACCTTGCAGCCCTAGCAAAAGACCTTTGTCTCTTGATAATTAAATGTTGAAATATATTTAAGCCGATAGAGAACATCAACAATAACTCAGGCATCATTGACCGCCCTCTTTGCATCGCTCTCTACATTGAACACCATAGTTTCGTAGTAAGTTGCCGAGACAATAGCATCCTTAACAATCGGATTAGCCTTGGTATTCCACCAGATCCTAGCATCACGGTGAAACTCCGGTGGCAGCGATTGAATTAATTCCCACGATTCTTTGATGTCCTCTAACTGTTCATCTGAAATTTGCATTGTGTCCTCCACACCCTGTTATACCCACTAGAAGTGGAAGTCAACCACGATTAACCATTGTTGTTCTGGATAAACCCTACGTCTTACCTCAAAGTTATTAAGGCTAGCCGTTGGCATAAACCAACCGTTGTAACCGTGTACCTCTCTATGTATTTCCTGTTCTGCTTCGGTTAACGATCTGTTAACAATGTCGAAGACACCACTGTCACAAGTCCATTGATCTCGGTAGATCTTTAATAGATCATCAAGCATCCACAATTGATTTTGTACTGCCTTGTTTGGATTACGAACATCTAAGTTATCCAATGATATGTCCAGTTCTTTCATACCTTTTTGGTGTGTCTCGAAGTAAGTGTACCGTCTTTCTAACGATTGTATAACAATATCATCAAACCTTGCTACATTTTTTGCATAGTTCAAGCCGTCAAGTGGACACACTTGGTTGCGCCACCTGCCTGCTAGGGTAGTACCACCGAAAGCACCACCAAAATAATCCCACCAAGTGGGGTTGACCTCACCATAAATGTTAAGGAACTTACTTGTATTTTCCCTAGCCTCTTGCAAGTCCTTGCCCTCAGTCAAGAGTATCTGATAAGTATGCACTACGTATCTCCTGTTCTATTCTAATCATTTCTACTTGCTTGTCCAGTAATTCGCTGAAGTTTGTTACCGGTATGTCGCGCATAATACGCTCAGACCTGCGTTCAGTAGCGGTCATACCACCCCAGAACCCATACTCCTCATTGGTAATAGCCCACTCACGACACACCTGCACCTCCGGACAGGTAAGACATACCCTACGTAGGTAAGCGTGTTGCTTTGGTGCAGTAGAGATGTAACTCTCCCACCTAGTATCTGTGTCGTGGTTCATAGATTCTGTAACGACATAATCGTCATAGAATAAATCTGAATCTAACCCCTTACAGTTTGCATTCTCAAAGTCAGGCAGCATCAATCCTCCTCGCCCTTGACATAGTCAATCACAACATCAGCAACTAGGTCAAGTATCAGGCTGTAACACTTGGCTCTGATCTCCTCGACAAGTTCAACCCATTGCTCTTCGCTAAGGGCGTAACCATTCTGCTCCATCCAAGGATCAATCAGACCCTCGGCATCTTCCTTAGTATAGATGAATGCGTAAACATCATCTGACATATCAACTTGGCGCAGTATGTCTAGACTGTGCATCAACTCATTAACTTTCACGGCATAACTCCTCTAGTTCATCATTAATTTCTATGTCTTTTGCAAAGGCATACTCGAAATATTTATCTCCGAGTATACCCAATAGTTCATACACTTCATCAGCAGATAGGCTAAGCCTAACACCTTGAAGTGTCAGTAACCAACCGTCCTTCCGGACTTCACTCTTGACTAGGCTAGTCAACATCAGTACTCCATTCCATTGTAGTTGTGCTGTGCCACAGTAGGATTGTAGCACAGGCAAGCGACAGCGTGATCGTAACACTCAAGGCAAGAGTTACATACGGTACATACACCGTCATACAATCCTTCCTCTGTAACCTTACTCATACATACATAGCAGGTATAGTCAGCCTGTTCCAACTCTGCGGTTAGTGCCTTGCGATCTGCATCTAGTAGATCCTCGCTAGACCATAGCCCACGTGAGTAGTAACCCGAACCATAGAACGTGTACGAGTGCTTGTAACTAGAGTTAGACCACCATACATCCTTGTCCCACGTACCGAGATCCTCGTTGACAATGTACACAGAGTCACGCAACTCTGGTGCAGTAGTTAGGATAGCCAACTTACTACCGGCAGCCCAACCCTCTAACCTCTTGAATGAATCCTTGTCGTCAAGGGATTCGACACCTAGGTTAGGTAAGATATCCTCTGCAAAGATGCGCGTGTCAGAACGCCGGTCACCCTGCTTGGGGTGGATAGGTAGCATACCGTTGTGACCAAGGATAATGTCCTTGCGACCACCTACCCTGAATGGGTGAGCGTTCTCGATAATGCTATCTCCGTGCGTTGTGATACGAGCGTGATACATAGCAACAAAGTCAGTACCTGCACCCTCGAGTGCATCAAAGAACTTGTCGATAGTTTTCTGTGCATTCATACCACGACTCGTAATGATACGGTCGCCGTAGTGAATGGCATAGCCGAACCCGTCAGGGTTATTGTTGCTTGCATTAACAATGCTGTTGTAGTCAGGAACCTGACCCATTGTTACCATTAACAGACACACTTTAGTTTCTCCTTTTCTTGGTGATCATAACTATGATCACTCTGTGTTTTCATCTGGTGTTATTTGAAAGTCTGGCAAGTATTGTACCAGATCCGGATACTTACCTTGCTTGCGTACCCAAGAGGCAAACTCCTCAGGTCGTAGCATTACGCTAGCATTAGCACCGCTTCGTATGTCACGTGTGTACTCAACCGAAGCGTGGCAGAATTGAATGGCACTACGGACGCGCTCTACCTTGAGCGAACCCTTGAACATTCTAACCTCTACCGTGTGTGTATTCTGCAAGTTGACAGCGTTGTACCTATCGCCACCTCTAGCAGAACTGTGACGGCGTTTGATAGTAAGCACGTTATCTATCTTAGCACCCTCATTAACGATACCATAGTGAGAGTTTCGACCAGCAATGTGGCGACACAGATTCTCATTACGGTTGATCAGATAGGTGAACGCGAGCAAGTGAGTACGGTCAGTAAACGCTCGCCTATCTATGTGTACGTGTAGTCCGCAAGTACCGGCATTCCACGATCTGAACCCTGCATCACGCAACTTGTCAAGCGTACCCCAATCGACGTGATCTTGGAAATACTCAAGCGTTGCAGGGTGAGTGACTATCTCGAAACCAAAGTTAAGTGATGAGTCTTCCTTGAGATACACAAAGTCACCCCAAGAATCTTTCATAGTTTCAGCACCCGAAGAATAGTCACCGCTAGCAGCCTCAACCTCTAACTCCATACCAAAATACAGATGCTTGTCAGATGATCCGTGAAATACTGGCGTTGGTTTGTAACTGTAGTTGTGTACAAACTCAGAGTCAGGGTGACACATCTCGTCGTGCCACTCATACTGATCACACATTGAACACCAGTTCGCCACTCTACCGATACAGCCATCACAGTAACAACTGTCACCACCACCAACATACCTAATGTCGTCAGTAGAAAAGATGCCATCACATCTCTCACACTCACGATAGTTCTCTGTGCAATCACCACAGTATTCACCGAGAGTATAGATACCACCGATCTCATTGTCTAAATGGTAGTCACCACAGTCAGCGCACTTGGTAGTGCAGGTGTCACAGGCATAGACATCTTCGTACGTAAACTCGCGAGTCGTGTAGTTCCAATGTCCTTTCTGTGTCTTGTAATGCCGTTCGTTAT